GGTCACAAATTCATCCACGCTATCATGCACCCAAGCGTAGAAAGATTCAAGGTCGGAAGGGTTCACCCTATCCCACACCCTACGCATAATTTCCGAATTCGAATAAACCCAACGTATACGCTTTTCATCATCAAATCTAAACAGGTTCACTTGCACATTCCACCCTTTAGTGGGGTTAGAAAAACTAATATTCTTTAGCAGCGTTTTCATTCTATTCTCTTTTTCTGTATTAGGAGATCAGTTCCATGTCCTCATTGTAGCACTCATACTCGTCTCCGTCAATCTCTACGTGCCACACATCACCCTCGTCAAAATGCCAGAGAATGATTCGACCAATCTTTCCGTCAACCTTCACCTTATCACCAAGAGCAAACTGCATTTTCTTTCTCCTTTTTATCCACAACATCTATCGTACTTCTTATATCGGCATTATACAGGCCGAAATTGAGTCTGCAAGCAAAATCCTGAAATTTTTATGTCAAGAGATTTTGACAAAACTTTTTCGATTTTTCATATAGTTTGGCACACCATTTGCTACGTGCAAGTATCGTGCCAAAATCGAATGGCACGCGATTTGCTACGGCGATTTGTCGTAAGTCGTTGCAGCGTAAGCACTTAGGTCGATTTTGCGGCCGCGATTTTGATGTAAGTCCTTACGCCTTAAGGGTTTACGTCAAGTCGTTGTACAGTAGTGTACAGGCGCACACTCACCCCCATTGCGAGGGATAGGCGTGCTGCCCCTACTTAGTGGGGGTCAACCCACCTTGAACATGAACACCCTGCCAAATCCACACGATGATACCCCCCAACCGTGGCATCTCCAAATCCAATCGGGCAACCCCTTACTGTGGTGGACATGATAACCGTCAACGTGTAATGTTCGACTATCATTTGGCACACGACACACTACCATACCATCCGATTGTAGTTTGACGATCATTTCAGATATGTTCATTTTATAGCCCTTTATAGTGTAGTGAGAATGTAAAGACACCGCGAATCGTCCAGTCTACTACCCTTTACCCGTATACGGGTTCCGGAGTTTCGGCACTCCACTCCACGCAATCGCAAGGGTAAATTGCCCGATATTGGGGGGTATCGTCCTCGTCCACCCCTAAGTAGATCGTAACCATAGTCTCCCGATTGTGGACGCTTACCTTGACCACACTGCCCATATACTCGTGACCATTTTCACGACGGCAGTAGAAATTATCGTTCTTCTCAATCTCTCGCATATCGTTCCGTTTCATTTTTTCTTCTCCTGATTACTAGATTCTAAAATATATTATCGGTTATGTCCAGCCTACTTCTTGAGGCTTTCAAAAAACTTTTTCACAGCCGAATCATTCTGAACCATATTTTTATTCACGATTGGCATAGCGTATGCTTTAGCAATCCTACCATCTTGCTTCATTCTCTTAACCGCATTTTGAATCGCTTTGCTCATCTTCTTTCTCTCTTTCTTTCTTTCTTTCTCTTATATCGACATTATACAGGCCATACTTTAATCTGCAAGTTAGGATTGTGTTAGGATTATGTTAGGATTTTATTAGGGGGCTAATAGCAAATATCATGCCAAAACTTTTTTGTTCGGAATTTTTGTCGAATGGCACACGGTTTGCTCCGCGGATTCTATTTCAAATGGCACATGGTTTGCTATGCAGGATCCCTCGATTGAGGGGTATGATGCTATCCCCCACCATAGGGGGGTTTTTTTGTTTTGTTGAATACTAGGCAAATTTTATGAAAAATCGCCGGGTGGTCCACACACAATCCCAACCCCAAAATATAATTGGCCAGTTTAATAGCCAGTAATAACTATAAAAAAAAGAGCAAGCACCCAATGATGCCTGCTCCTTTTAATTTCAAGATTCTGTTATCTTGATTTAGTAGTTATATCCAACCCACGGCTGATACTCATATCCATAGTTTATAACAGGATAAAAAGTGTAGCCTATTGGCACATATGTAACATTGTTTTCCACCACAGTCACCACCCTTGTTTGCATCACCACCACTGGCTGATAAACAACATATGGTGTTGGTGGTTGAATCAATGGCACACTAATTCTGGTTCCAACAACCACAGGACTAGTATGCACATACTGATGTTTGGTCCAACACGGACCAGCACCCATACAACAAAATAAAACTAAAACTGTTATCAATCCTTTGATCATAAATTTACCTCATCAGGAGTTTTCCACAACCTTCTTGCGTCTGCCCCTGGGCTTCACAACACCCAACTTACGACGCTGACGCCTTATCATACCATAAGTGATAGTTTCACCAGTCATCTCGGTGAGTTTACTGGCCAATTCCCCATCACTCAAAACACTAAGATTATCCCTAACAAAGCTCAACTCTGCATCACTCCACTTTTTATATGAACCCATAAATATTTCCCTTTTTTGACAAAATGTGTACAAAACATACTATATGGTATAAGTTTGTTCATTTTATGCAAGGAGACAACCGTGAATATTGACCCTATTATCCCCAGCACCTTGGACGTTGTTGCTAATAATGATCTTAATATTAGCCAAGACTTGATAGCTGAACAAAACAAATCCATAGGTCAGCTCATAGAAGAACATAATGAAAAAGAAGAAAGTTGATGAAAGAGAACTATTAAAAGTTATAGATATTATAAGCAAGAAATTAGCATACAAATTTAAATTTGGATATCATGAAATAGAGGATATGAAGCAACAGATTAGCATCTTTGCTCTGGAAGGTCTTCAAAATTATGATCACAAACGGCCCCTTGAGAATTTCTTGTGGACCCACGTTAGAAATCGACTTTTTAATTACAAACGAGACAACTATCAAAGGCCAGATAAACCCTGCTATAGTTGTCCACTATACGATCCCCACTTGGCTAAAAGCTACAGTGGTTGTAGTAAATATAATGATAAAAATGATTGTTCAGAATATGTTCACTGGCACTCTAGAAATAGCACCAAAAAGAATCTGATGCACCTAAGCACCATAGACGAATTAAAAGATTATGGATCAGCATTTACCACTCAAGAGGATAGTTTATTTTCTCAAATTAGCAATGGAGAGATAGTAAATAAGATAGAGGAAAATCTAAACGGCGAAAACCGAATAACATATCTAAAACTTAAGAATGGTGGCAAGGTTAGTAAGAGCGATAATGAAAAGTTAATGATAAAAATTAAAGAGATATTGGAGAATAATCCAGATGGCTAAAAAGCGCGGTCAATTAAGCTTAGACGAAGAAAAATTTATCAGGGATAATGTTGAGGCATTATCTGTGGAACAAATTGCTAATGTTTTAAATAGAAATATTGATCCTATTAATAGGTATATTGATCAACAGCAGCTTTATAGTCTACATGATAAAAGTGAAAATGATATTCTAAAACGTAAATTACATAGTAAAACTTTTTGGAATGAGATTGTGAGGCAGTTTGATGAGGATAGTGGTGAATTAGAATACTTTGAGGATACGTGGGTTGGCCTTATTAAACAGTTTAGGGAGGATGTGCTTCCAGCAGAAGAGCTTCAGATCAAACAATTTATTACTATTGATATTCTTATTAATCGAAGCATGAAAGAACGCAAGCGCCACATTGCTGAAACCGAAAAATTACAACGACTTGTGGATAAAGAATATGAAAAGAGCGAAACTGATAGAGATATTGCCAAACTAGCTAATCTGGAAACTCAATTAAGTTTTGCAAGAAATAGTATTGCTAGTTATACTAATGAATATACTAAATTATTAAATGAACAACAAAAAATAAGTAAAGATTTAAAGGCCACAAGAGAGCAGCGTATTAAAAGAATAGAAGATGGTAAAAGCTCGTGGGTGGGTTTGATTCGCATGTTAGAGGATGAAGATATTAGAGAAAAAGAAGGCAGAGAAATGGAAATTTTAGCAATAGCCACAGAAAAAGCTAAAGAAAATTTATACGATTATCATCAGTATGCTGATAACAAAGTTGATAGTCCAATATTAAATAATATTAGTGCAATTAAAGAAGATCACTAATGCGTAATTATAATGACCCACAATATAAAAAATGGAGACAGTTAATTAAATCAAGAGATAAACACACCTGTCAATGGCCAGGATGTAATTCTCGAATTAAAATTCATGCTCACCACATTAATAAATGGGCCGATTTCCCCGGTTTAAGATATAATACCAATAATGGAATCTCCCTTTGCAAAATTCATCATGATCTTATTAAGGATAATGAGGAAAATTATTGTGGTTTTTTTAACCAATTAATACTTAATAAATTAAAAGGTAACAAATGACCAAAGATCCTTTTACAGTAATAATAGATACTCGTGAGCAATTGCCATGGGAATTTGGTTTGCATATCACAGCTAAGAAGAAGCTAGATACTGGGGACTATAGTATAGAAGGCTTAGAAAAGATACTAGCTATAGAACGCAAAAAGAGTGTGAGTGAAATTGCTAATAATATCACAGAAAGCAGATTCAAAGATGTTCTCAATAGATTAGGAGCTATTCCACATAGCTTTATGCTTTTAGAATTTGAAATTGATGATATTTATAGTTTTCCTGTGGGCAGTGATGTTCCTAAAAAATTATGGGATAAATTAAAGATTAGTGGTAATTATATTATGAAATATCTTGTAGAAGCTCAACTCAATCATAATATTCATATATTATATTGTGGTAGTGCTGAAACAGCAGAGCGAGTTGCTGTTGGTATCATGAAAAGAGTATATGAGAAATATGGAAACCAAAATAGTCAAGAAAAAATTTGATGATGCGTGGTTGGGACTAGGAGATCTAAATGATCTTGTGGTCAATCACAATCCAATGATAGGGCGAGACAAGGATGATATAGAAAATCCTGATCTGCATCTATTGCGTTTGTTTCGTAATCCAAAGTATTTTGGTAGCACATGTAAATTAATGTTTGGTATAGAACTTCATCCTATTCAAATATCCATATTACAAGAATTTTGGAACACATCATTTCCAATGTTCGTTGCGAGTCGTGGTTTTGGTAAGAGTTTTTTAATGGCATTATATTGCATACTAAAGTGTGTTTTTGTTCCGGGTACTAAAATTGTGGTTGTGGGAGCTGCTTTCCGACAGAGTAAGATCATATTTGAATATATGGAAACAATATGGCGTAATAGTCCCATATTACGAAGTATCTATACTGGTAACGATGATGGTCCGCGTCGAGATGTTGATCGTTGTACCATGAGGTTGGGCGAGAGTTGGACAGTTGCTATTCCTATGGGTGATGGTAGTAAGATCAGAGGTTTAAGAGCACATATCATCATCGCTGACGAGTTCGCATCAATATCTCCCGATATTTATGAGACAGTAGTATCAGGGTTCGCTGCTGTTAGTGCTAATCCTATACAAAACGTTAAAGAAGAAGCTAAAAAAGCAGCTATGAAAGATGCTGGATTATGGAACGATGAATTAGAAGCTGTTCAGATTAAAAAAGGAAATCAGGCAATAATATCTGGTACAGCAGATTATAGTTTTAAACATTTTGCTCAGTATTGGAAACGATATAAGGCTATTATTAATAGTAAGGGAGATAAAACTAAATTAGAAGAAATCTTCAAAGGAGAAGTGCCAGAAAGTTTTAATTGGAAAGATTATAGTATTATAAGAATCCCATATGAATTAATTCCAAAGGGTTTTATGGACGACAAGCAAGTTAGTCGAGCAAAAGCTACTATTCATACTGGTATTTATAATATGGAATATGCTGCTTGCTTCACAGAAGATAGCGATGGATTCTTTAGGCGATCACTAATTGAGAGTTGTGTGGCAAATGATACTAAACCAATCATAATTGATGGATCACCAATAGTATTTGATATTAGTACAAAAGGCAATCCAAATCTACAATATATTTATGGAATCGACCCAGCATCAGAAAAAGATAATTTTAGCATTATAGTTATAGAGGCACACCCAACACATAATAGAGTTGTTTATTGTTGGACTACTAATAGAAATAATTTTAAAGATAGACAAAAAACAGGACTTGTAAATGAACATGATTTCTACGGATTTTGTGCTAGAAAAATTCGTAACTTAATGAAAATATTTCCTTGTGCTAGAATTGGAATGGATGCTCAGGGTGGTGGAGTTGCTATTGAAGAAGCATTACACGATCCAAGTAAAATGGAAGAAGGTGAGCAATTAATGTGGCCGGTTATTTCAGATAAATCAAAAGATACTGATGATCAACAAGGCTTACACATATTAGAATTGGTACAATTTGCAAGAGCAGATTGGACAGCTCAGGCTAATCATGGACTAAGAAAAGATCTAGAAGATAAAGTTTTATTATTTCCCAGATTTGACCAACTAAGTTTAGCATTAGCTTTAGATAAAGATGGTAAAGATATTTTAGAGTCTGATATTAATAATCTATATGATAATGAGAGTGAATGTTTATTAGAAATAGAAGAATTAAAAAACGAATTGACCACTATAGTTATGACACAAACTAGCACAGGACCAAATGCTAGAGACAGATGGGATACTCCAGAAATTAAATTACCCAATGGTAAAAAGGGTAAACTTAGAAAAGATCGCTACAGTGCTTTAATAATTGCTAATATGTTAGCAAGACAAATGAATAGATCTTTGACTCCATTCACTTATGATAATATTGGAATTAATGCTAAAGATGCTGTGGAACATAATGGTCAAATGTATAAAGGACCGAATTGGTTTACTTCCAACGGCAACGATAATATCTATGTAGGAATTTATCGTTAATTGTGTATATTAATTATAATTCAATCATAATCACATTACAATACTATTATGCCAAGAAAAAAAGATCAAGAAAATAAAAGTATCCCTGATGCTGCTCAGGATCAGCCTCTTAATGCTTATGTCACATGGGAGGATGGCAATTTAGCCGATAAGCGAGAAGCTCTAGCAGAAGCTAGTAAAGGCTTGGATGAATTTGGTCTAGTAAATAAGACTGTAGCTAATAATAGCCGATATCGTCTAGACTTCTCTAATCTTGATGGTCTAACATCTGGCCGTCCTGGTTTAACTCGTGCAGATTATGATTACTTTCGTCCAGAAGAAAGTGTTCCTACTCATATTCGTGGAATATTAGGAAAAGCAGATGCCATTTATAATCGTGTTGGACTAGTAAAAAATGTTATTGATCTAATGGGTGATTTTGCAAGTCAGGGTATTAGATTGGTTCATCCTAACAAGAGAATAGAAAGATTCTATCGTAATTGGTTCGATAAGATCAAAGGAGAAGAAAGAAGCGAAAGATTTCTTAATAATCTTTATCGAGTTGGGAATGTTGTTATCAATCGTCAAACAGCAAAAATTAGTTTAAAAGTTACGGATAATCTTTACAAGAGTATAGCATCTCCAGATCTTACTATTAATACAGATGATCTAAAAGTCGAGAAAAGAGAAATTCCTTGGAGATATACTTTTATTGATCCGGTTTGTATTGAAGTTGTTGGAGGAGCCTTATCATCATTTGTTGGAGATAAGTCATATGCTATTGTTTTACCTCCAATTTTACGCAAAACAATTAATAGTCCAAAAAATGAAGAAGAGAAGAAGATTGTTGATCAACTACCTCCAGCAATCATAGAAGCAGCAAGACAGAAAAGAGCATACATGCTTGATTCCGATAAAACTTTAGTTTTTCATTATAAAAAAGATGATTGGAAGAGTTGGGCTTATCCGATGATTTATGCTATTATGGATGATATTAATATTGTAGAAAAACTTAAACTTGCTGACGTTACTGCTCTTGATGGTGCTATTAACAATATTCGTATTTTTAAACTTGGTAGTTTAGAGCACAAAATTGCACCAACAGCATCTGCGGCAACCAAACTAAGTAATATTCTTGGTAATAATGTTGGTGGTGGTACAATGGATCTTATTTGGGGTCCAGACATTGAATTAATTGAGAGTAAAACTAGTGTTCATCAATTCTTGGGAGAAGGTAAATATATACCACACTTAAATGCTATTTATGCTGG